GTTCAGACAAAAAGCGGGTTCCGTGATATAGTGCTTGCTATGCTCAAGTTTGCACTGTTCGCCATCCTAGTATCTGCCTGTGCTGATGACATGAAACCGCTAACGGCAGAGCTTATTGACTGCAATTTTCAGGTAAAAGGCTTTAGTGAAAAATGCAGCCCCACATGCGCAGACACGTCGTATGTTGGCCCTCGTGGCATATCGTGTGACGTTGCAAGATTCGCAAATGATCCCGCAACGTACCGCTGTTCTCAGTCTCAGTGGCGTGTTGGCGAAGACGGAAGCGAGCGCATGGGATGCTGTGTTGCGTCAGGTGATCGTGACTTCCCGATTCCTTCGGGCGAAATCCGCTTCTACGAATGCGACCGCAGCTACTGGCCTGAACGCTAGTTGACTCGTGTCTTGAAAATATTGACCAATGAAATCAGCGGATGCCCGCCGAAGTTTTGAAAGTTCGCGAACTTCGTCTTGCACGCTTCGATGCCGTGATTGCAACCCGCGAACAACGTGTAGGCGTTGGTGATGCCACTCGGGAACGGCGCGATGATCGTTACGGTGGTGCCAACCTGCGCTAGCACGGTACGTCGCTCGCCGGTGATCGGATGCAGTAACTCGCCGTGCTGATAGAACTGGTCAATCGCGCCGCCGACCGTCGACACGACTAGCGTGCGCCCACCATTCGTAGTGCTACTGATTGTTGTTGCCTGGCCAGCGCCACGGGCCACGGTGCAACGCGCATCGTAAAGCACATGATTGCAGGTGCGCTGCAATACAGCCGTCGATATTTGCGTGTCGAGCAACTCGGCGTACAGTGACGCAATCCGCAGCGATGCCGCATCGCCATTGATGGCAACGTCCGCAACGTAGCCGGTCCACAGGATGATTGACGCTGCGCTCAATGTTTGGTAGCGGCGAATGGTGACGGTGATTTTCGACGGAATGATGCCGGTGATGATGGCCTGTGTCAGCGCCGAGGTCAGCGCCAAATCGACGTTGACTTCCGTGCTTGAGGTTTGTGTCGCGACTGGTACCGAAGTCCGCGCCAGTGCTGCCGGCGTGTACACCTGCGCCGCGAACGTGATAGCCACTGGCCCGCTCGTCAACCGGATGGTCTGAGTCGGTAAAACAAACTCGTACAGCTCAACTGGCGCGCTGTCGCTAACACTTTTCTCGTCGCTGTCATAGCTCATTGCTGCACAACCCTGGCTTGAAGTTGGACGTCGCCGCGTTGGCCGGTGTAGACGATTCGCAGCTCGTCATCGTCGAGTCGGCAGGTTTCCAAGAGGCTGCACATGGCCACGGTGCCGGTGACCGACGCGTTCATGGTCAGCGTTTGGGTACCGTCGAGATTGTCAACCGCCGCTGAAATCGTGCGGTACAAGATTGTCCCCGTCGACATCACGAGTTGAATGTTGCGGTGGGCGAGCGATGCGAACCATTGCGCGGCGTAGTTCGTGGTGCCAGCGGTTGGCGGGCCGAAGATGCGCAACGCCGTGCTCGACGGCTGCGTGTGAATCGTCAGGTCGGGCGTCCATGTCGGGAGCAGGAACGGCTTCTGTTTTCCCTTGACGGTTGAAAAGAAGTCCTTGATCCACTGGCGCTCGCTGTCGCGATTGCAAATCAGGCTGATCGTGCGGGCCCAGTCAGCGATGGCACGCGGGAACATAGTGGCCTGCACGATGCCGAAATCAACGCGCTCGGTTTGCGCAATCAATGCCTCGGCGACTAGGGCACTTGCATCAATGGCGCGGTCAACCACGGGCATGCTGGCGTGCATCGTCAGCGTTGCGCCGAGTCCAGCCAGTGCCGGTGGTGATAGCGCCTCGGCTTTGATATCGACGCGTTGCGCGTTCACGGCGTACTTGCCGAACTGTTGCGCGTCATCCATTTGCACGGCCTGTAGTGGCATGATCAGCACGCCAGCGAGTCCCGCGCTCGGTGCGGCGCCCAATGTGATCGTGGTCGCGGTAAACGATGACACGGTGGTAATCAGCTGCGTGCCATTGCTGGCCGTTACCACGACGCTGCGACCGTTAGCCATCCAATCGGATAGGGTCGTTGTCGGCAAGGTCAGCACGGCACCGGCATAGCTCGTGACTGCCAAGGCTTCCGATGGTACCGACACCGAGAACGCGACACCCGCGGTGATGCCCTGGAGCATGTCGCCGCGGAGCACGCGCGCCTTGTCGCTGTCTAGCACCGTCGAGAACTCGTGATATTCGCGCGGCACCGACATCAACGCAGCGCGCCGCTCTTTGCCCGACCGCGACCGCTGAATGTCCGTGGCGTAGACGAACCGGACCACGGAGTTCTCGTCATGCGGCAGAACGAGCGAAGGCATGCGGCATGGTACGCCGTCGAGTATCGGTGGCAATGTTCAGACGTTTGGCGTACAAATGGGAATGTTCACTTATCGCATCGCCACCGACGAAGAGCGCACAGAAAAGATTCCGTTCAAATTCCGCGAGCAGCATGCCGCTGCTTACGCTGCCAATCGCAACTATCCGGTTCATCCGTTTGGATGGGAGTGCCGCTACATCTGCGGCGAATACATGCTTTGCGCGTGGCCCGATGGCGAACCCATGGACGGCTTCTCGTGGGCTGCGGCAAGGCTGGTCAGTGGAGAATTTGAGTTCATCATTGGCGACTACATCTTAGGCGGCGATGAGTATTACTGCGCCATGGAATGCGCAATCAAACTGCACGAAGTCCTGCTTGCGGCTGGCATCGTCAACAATTCAGAGTGTAACGATCCAGCCCATGAGGGTATTGATGACGACGACGTGCTATGTGTGTGCGGCATATCCAATTGCAAAAAGTCGAACAGGCGATGCGATTTCGGCAAATAAAAAAGCCTAGCAGAGAATTCCACTAGGCTTCCGCACTCGCATACGGACTTTCAATCTACGCGATTTTACCGCCGCGTCAAGTTGCGAAGTGTTTGCGAGTTCTTGCCCATGATGCGCATCACGGCTTGTTCGCCGCCGCTTGATGCGATGGCGTTGATCGGCTGATTCGGGTCTTGCACGTTGTAGATGCGAATCACGGAACCGCCGCCGCGACGCTCGGAGCTGCCGGAGATGCTGCCGCCGCCGGCTGAACTTGCCGGGCCGGTGTTAGGCGTGCGCACGCGAGAGAAAGCGCCCGCGATTGCGGCGCCTGCATCGCCGACCGCGCCACCAACACCGCCAACACCAGGGATTGCAACGCCCCCGCCGCCACTGCCAAATGCCGCGTTGATCAGTTTCGTGATCAGCGCGTTGAGTAGCAAGCGTTGCACGTTGGCGAGAATCGAGTTCACCAAGTCGGTGAAGGAACCTTTGCCGGTGCGCGCAAATTCAAGGAACGCGTCGCCCATTTGCGTGAGTGCGTCGGTCAATGGAGCCTTGACCATTTCGCCGAACTTGGCCCATTCGTCCGTTGGTGGCGTCGATTTCTTGAAAGCATCCTCAAGCTTCTTCACATACTCGGTGTATTCAGCAAGGCTCAGCTTGCCGTTAGCATAGAGCGCGTTGGCCGCGTCCATGTTGCGCTCGTGTTCAATCGCCGGACCTCGAATGTCCTTCAAGATAGAAGCTTGCAGTTCTAGTCCTGCATTGTAGGGAGCCATTGCCGCTGTCATGTCGACCTCTGGCAATGGTGGTAGCGCTGCAATTTCGCGCAGTTTGGTTTTCACCGTTTCGAGCTGCTCGATGGTGTTCCTGGTAACGATCTCGCCTAACCCGTCACGGTCAAACTTCGGCATCTTGAATCCACCGCTACCACTGCTGTACTGCGCCATTTCCGCGCGGAATGCTGCCGCGCTGATCGTGCCGTACTTGAACGCGTCGCCAATCTTCTTGATAGCGTCGGCTCGCTCAAGCTCGGCGGTCTTGACGCGCACCACTACGTCACCGTAACTCTTGTCGGCGTAGGTTGCAGCGATGGTAGCCTTCGCCAAGTCGAGCGCAATAGCACTGCGCTTCACTGAGTTTTCGCCCGCGCCGGTAAGCCCGCCGCTGTTCAGCGCTGCCTTGAGCGCAATCACCCGATCATGAACAGCCTTGATCTTATTCGCCTGGTCTGCGAGCGCTTTGTTCGCGCCACCAATAGCCGGATCAGCGTCGCGCATGGCCTGTGCCAGCGCTTCTTCTTCCTTGGTCAGCTTGGCCACACCGAAAGAAACCTTGCCCGTCACGGCGTCGAGGCGCATCTGGGTGCCGTATTGCTTGTCGACAGCCGCGTTCATGTCGCCGATGACACCAAAGAACGACGTGTATTTTTCCGTTGCGCCCGCAGCCGCCTCGCCGATTTGCTTCCAGCCGTCCTGCGACTGCCTGAGCATCTCGGTGAAGTCCATGTTTTCGCCGATAGCCACGGCTGCGTCGAAGATGCCCCCGGCCACCCATTCGATACCGTCCTTGACTGCAATGGCCGCATCTTTGACGCCGTTGAGCACCACGATGGCAACCTTCAAGGCTCCGACTACAATCTCGACCGCAACTCCCAAGCCTTCGACAACTTGACCTAGCGCTTCCATGGCACCCGCAGATGTCAGCGCGCCACCAATGGAAACCACCATGGAATTCTTGAGCTGATCGATCGACTGCCCCGCCGTCATCGCCTTCTTGGAAACTTTTTCTTCCATTGCCGGACCGATGAGATTAAATGCGTCGATTAGCGTTTGCCCCGTGAATTGACCATCGGCCGCGAGCTGCAACATCTCCTTGCGTGACTTGCCGGTGACTTCGACAAATGCCGCCGCGACATCGGGGTACTCTTTGAAAATGCCCTTGAGTTCAAGCGCGGAGATCGAGCCCGCGCTGATCGCGTAGGTCAACTTCGTCATGAGGTTGCCGGCATCGGAGAGTGACTTACCCGAGGCCAGCACCGACGAGCCCACCGATTTAGTCAGCTGGATTTGTTGCTCATGCGACATGTTCAGCTCGTCCGTCGCATCGCGCATGGCGTCGTACAGGTTCATCGTGTCGCCGATGGAACTGCGGAGGGTCTTGGATAAACCCAATTGCTCGGCGATGACCTGATTTACGTTCTGCGATGTGCTGGCGAATTTTTGCGCGTTGTTTTGCAGGTCAACGTATGCGCTACCAAGGGCTACTGCGCCGACCACGGCCGCTGCCGCACCAGCCGTTGCTCCGCCCGCGAGTAAGCTGCCGCCAGGCAACATGCTGGCAAACTCTTTGGCCTTGCCGCCGAGGCTGCCGCCTGTTCCTGCGCCTACGCTAGCTGCTTGTTTGCGCGCCGCATCATACTGCTTGGCCGACAGCGCGCCTTGCAGGTACAGCGCGGACAGGTCGCGGAGTTCTTGCTTCTGCTTTTCTTCGTCGCCAACAATCGAAACCAGCAACGCCTTGCGCCGTGCCAGCTCGTCGTCGGCTTGCTTCAATGCGACCTTCTCCGCGACCACAGCGGCTTGCTCGGCCTTGATCGCGTTCGTGGTTGCAACGTGTGCATTCGCGAGCCCGAGCAGGTTGGCCTCTTGCTCGTCGGTTAGCGTGATGCCAAGTTGACGCGCTGCATTCGATGCGTTGTTGACGATGGTGTGACGGGCCAGCTCGTCGGAAGTCATCCGCAGCGCCGCCGTTTCCATGCCGATTTTCGCAATCACCGCATCGTAGGCGTCGGCACGTTTCAGCGTCGCGTCGACGCGTGCCGCCATTTCGGCGCGCGCGTCCTGGGTTGCCTTCATGGCCGCCGCCGCTGATTTGATCGCCGAGTCCGCAATCATGGACTCGATCGCATCCGCGGCTTTGTCGGCCGCCGCCTCGACCTTGCCTAGCTTGTCGGCCATCTCACCGATGACAGGACTCGCCTTGGTTGGGTCAACATCGACGACGATACGAAATCTTGTTTCGGACATGGCTATTTATCCTTTGCTTGTTCGGCTGCAACCCATTTGAGATAGACAGCATCCAACGCCTGCACGATGTCGGCGAGGTAGTCGGACATGTGCGCGTCGAAGCCGTTGCGCGTGGCGAACGCGTCAACGGCGGTCCACGGAATCGGTCCGTAACCCATGCCGATCGGGCGACAAGTCGACAGCTTCCAGAATGCATCCATGAAGAAACGGCCTGCCGCGTTCAACTCGATTTGGCCTGACGTCCACCAATCGGGCAACGGCAAGCCGCGAGCCTTGGCAGCCTCGACAGCCCAGCCGTCTTTGCTAGCGCGGAGCTCCCAAGCGAGGCGCGCTGCTAGTTTTTTGTGACAGCGGTAATATCGACGGGTTCGACAAACTTAGTCTCGTCGGTGGCAAACTTAACGATGTTGTCGAACTCGGTGCGCAGGAGCGAAAGCAAATCGATCGCAGCTTCTTCCGAGTACGGCACCGGTGCGCCATCGTCGTCAAACACATTGGACCAACCGCGCACGATATGCTTGGCCGCTATCGCAATCAGCTTGTCCTCTTTGGCATCCATGGCGGCCAGGTCGACCGCTTCAGATGAAGGGTTTTCCTTTTCGGCCATGGACAAAAGCAGCATGGTGTTACGAAACGGCCGGTTGTCTCTCGTGCCAGGCAACAGATGCAACACAATGGCCGCCGTGGTCCCGTCGGGCTGCGGTGCCTTGTAGCGATTCACGGTAAACGGTACGGTGCGTTCGTCGACGGACGTGAGCGCCGCTGATAGTTTTGATAGCTTGAGCGCCATGGTCAATCCTTAGGTGGCTGGAACGTATGGAAGGGTCGAACACGACAGGCTGTAGCCAAGCGTATCGTCCTGGTTGGACATGATTTTTGAGCCAATTTTCACCGTCTCGTTGAGTGGAAACGAGAGGCTGCCACCTTCAATGGTGTTACTCGGCGCGTCGAAGAACAGGCCACCGTCGCCATTGCGCAAGCCGATGCTGAACAGCACTTTGCGATTGTCGCGAATGGCCAGCAACGCTTCTGATTGCGTCAGCAGCGCTTCGATTTCGGCGTCTGATTCAAAGTTGCCGAAGTTCATCGCGACCGCGCCCAACGTGCCCAACGCTTTTTCCGCGCTGGTAGTTTTGCGAATAGTCAGATTGACGCTTTTCATGAACGATGACAAACCGGTTTCATCGACGTTTTTCACGCCCAGCCGGCCCATGTCCGACGATGTGTTGATCATCGCTTTTTGCACCGGCAGGATCGGCGTAGCTGCACCTGCGGCGCGTGTGGTCGTCGGCGTGGTTGTATCGAAACCGACAAAACTGAACATCGCCGAAACCTTGCCGGTCAAGGGCATCGTGATTTTTAGCTCGTTGCAGTAGTTCGCCTTGGCGTAGGAGTACTCAGCGACACCGGGACTCACGCCAAGGTTCGGCATGTCGGCCTCAAACTGGAACGTGCGTTCCAAGTAGGTGCCGTCGTTGGATGCCACGTTGGCGACGAAGCGACCGAAGAAGATTCGAATCGTCTTTGCCGCGCCGGCGTCGGTGACGTACAGCGCTGATTTGTTGTCGATGGTGAGCAAGTTGGCGGCAATCGCACGAATGCGAAACCAACCACGGTTGGCTGCGTTGGCAAACTGGAATGCGGCGCCGGTGTCGCCGAGGAAACAGACTTGGCCCACGGTCAAGCCTAGCGTGGTGAAGTTCAGCGTGGTGCTAGTCAGGTTGACAGCGGCGTTCACTTGAATGTCGCCCGATGCGCCCTGCACGCCGCAGACTTCAACGCTGTCATTCTGGGTAGCCGTGGTGGTTTCCGCAACCATGCCGCCGCCGAGAATGGCAACGCTGGTAGTAGTCGAGCCCGTGGTGACTTGCTTGAGTCCGTTGTTCAGCGCATTGGTGAACCCACGGGCAAACACGAGCGTGCCCGACGCCAACACAGGGCCAACCGGCACGGTATACGCGGTCGTGATCACGGCAGTCGGCACTAAAGGCGCAGTGCCCTTGAACGTCGCGTAAAAGAACCCTTCCATGAAGTCCTTGCTGTTCTCCATGGTCAAGTCGGTCTCGAACGCGACTTCACTGTCCAAATCGACGACGCTTCCCTTTTGGCGTTGCATCGCTTTGCTAACAGGATTGCGCGCCACCTTACCGATGACCGCGCCGAACTTGGACAACGAGTCAAACTCGACGCCCTTCCACACGGGCGAACCCGCAAGCACGCCCGGCGTCAATTCAACCGAGTAAGCCAGACCCATTTTGTTGGTTAATACGGAGCCCATGATTGCCTCACTTGTGTTCGTAGAAATTGCAAAGCGCTTCGACGGTGCGGCTTACCCACGGGCCATCAATGCGCTCAGCGCGAATGTTTGCTTGATAGAAATCGATTGCCGGATCCACCGCGGTAGTCGACGCAATGGTCTTGCCCTCGAAGATGGCGCGCGCATCGTGAGCCGCTTGCAGCACCTTGGCGACGCCGCCGATCGGCTCGAAGATTTGCACGTAGACCGCGAGCTTGCGCTGATAGCGGCGCGCACCGGACGGGCCTAACGCATCCTGCACGGAAAGCGTAGGCACCACCGACACGCGACACCAGCCGCAGATACTAGACGCGCCTACTTCACCCTCGAAGAAGGTAACGCAGCCAGTCCAGTTGGCTTTCCAGTGCTGATAGATGGCCTCGACGGCTTCCAGTTCAGTCATTGCGCACCGCCGATGATGCGCCGCCGCCAACCAATGCAAACCGCCCCGCGAAATCTCGCAGGGTTTTCGAGGATGACATCTGGCGCGCGGCAACATCAAGCGCGGCCTCGATGGAAGCGCGCACGAAACCGGCCGGAGCCTGCGTCGAACTGCCTTCGTCGAGTCGATTGATGTAGGGCGTATTGTTCTGCACGAACGCGTGCCCCTTGGAAATATCGTAGGTAGCCAACACCGAAAGGCCGGCCTCTTGGGCGCCCGGTGTCACTTCGGTCATGACTTCGGACCCAATCGAAGCAACCCAGTTGGCGCGAGCGTGGCCCGTGTCGACTGGAGTAGCCTCGACAAGGTTTGCCGTCGCTTCGATCGAAATACGGCGTACCGCATCCGACAAAAACGACGTCAAACTTGCGCCGACATCCTTAGCGCTGCTTTTGCGGCCGCGCGCCATGGGTTGCCTTTTGTTTGGCCTGTTCGGCTAATGCTTCCGGCGTTACACCTTCGATGTAGTACGCGCTCCACAGCTCATCAACTTTGCTTTGATCGACGCCAATAGCACGCCAATCGAATGCGTCGCCAACGGCAAAATTCTTGCTGTTGTACTCAAACACGCGCAGGGCCACGAAGTGACCGCCAGCGGCGTAGTAGCGTTGCGACGCCGCAGCCATTAGGCCACAACCACAGAGATGAAGGCCGCGTTCTTGGCGTTGACGATTTTGTAAACGTCATCGACGAGGGTAGCCACGACTTGCGACCACAGCGATTGCTCATACCAAGAATAAGTGTGGACGCCTTGGTCGTTGCCAGCGTTGCCAGCCCAAGAGAAGCGATATCCTGCCGAGGTATCGATGACCGATGGATTCGGCGCAACGTAGCCCAACCATGCCGAGTCAGCGGCAAGGCAAAACGCGTTCGATGCGGTGACGCTTTCCTTGGCTTGGTTGTAGACGCTCTTGGAGACGACCACGCGCTCAACTTCAAACACCTTCGCTAAGTCGGCGAGCGATGCTTGTTTGATGCTGCTCGAACCGGATCCACCGACAACGGTGTTGAGTCGGCTCAGGATTTGCGGGTTAACCATCAGCTTCATCGCCGTGGTTGCGCCAAGTGCCAAGGTGTTTGGCTCGCGAACGCCAAGCAATAAGATTTTGAGTTTCAGATCGAGCACGTCATCGATCGGAGTCGATGCTGGCAGGCTCCAAAAAACAAACTGAGTGCCCGACGCGGTTGCGTTGCCGGTTCGGTCGAGCGACCAAA